TCAAAAGCCTCAAATCATTATAATACGTTTCTATAAAGGGCTAATGAACTCATAAAGGGCTAAAGGGCTATCTAATTATTATGATTAGTAACTATAATTAAGAACGTACGCAAACTAATACCATGAACGTAATACCTCGCTTGAAAGTACGGGAATGTAAAATAATCTTACAACTAACGTAATATGTCATTACATACGTAATACCTCTCTTGAAAGTGAGGGAATGTAAAGTATATTATTAAATAAAAAAAATGGTTTTGGGAATGTGAAATGGAATAGTTTCGTCTTGAAATGCTATTGACATAACAGGCTAAAGATATACTGTGTTGAATTGCTTGCAGTTAGAGTGTATAGCAACGTCGCATAATTAACGAAGTGTTAACTCACCACATTTTCAAGCTCTTATTTTTTATTATACACCCATGCACACGCATTAATTTTATTTAATTATATATACACGCATGAAGGCAGGGTATAGGGGACGCACCCCCCTGGGGGTATATATATATTACGCCCTTAAAGAAATCTCTTATCTCTCACTACACACACTCTTGATACAGTTGTTTCTCTTTCCACACACATACTCTTGATTGGTTACTTTCTTCATACTCTGGTTTTACATCTTTTTTCACACCTAGTTTTTGGTAGATATTGCTTGTTAGTTGCGCACTACCAAAAAAAACTTCATTTTTTTTATTTTTTTTAGCATTGATTTGCAAGTAGTTACGTTTTTTCGTGAAAAATAATTTGCGAAATAAATTTCTCAGGTGTGCGTTTTTCGGAAAATGCCTATTGCATTGCAGACACTTACGATCAAAAGTGAGACACTTAGAATGTTGTATTGGAATGATTTAGGCCCTAAAAGTGCAACACTTTTTACTTAATATGGAGGCTTAGTTAATTTAAGGAGGGGTGTAGATTATGGGTAAGGCGGCTGATTTTGGGAAGGTGCAAGCGGACGCACAGGAGTATGCGAACAAGCACAGTGTAACGCCAGCTGATTTGTTACAGACGACTATTTTGTATTGCAATGACGTTATGAAGAGTGCGCACCGTGATTTATTAGCTGGTGTCATGGTGAGTAAGAAGGACGTACGGTACACGGTAGTGGATCATTTAAGTGCTGAGGCTGCCAAGGTATTAGCTTCTAAGGTACGGAGTGGTCGGGACGAGGTAGTGAACGAGTGGTTAGAGTACAAGAACAAGAAGGGAGTGGTGGATGGGGAAGTTAGTTAACTTATTGTTTACTGACGAGTTACGGTTTATTGAGGGATATTTAAAGATCCGTGGTACAGACGGTAAGATCATGCCCTTGGTATTGAATCCTATCCAGCGTAAGGTCTACGACAAGATAGTTGAGTTGAGGAAGGCCAAGAAGCCCATACGGTTAATTATATTAAAGGCACGCCGTGAGGGGTTAAGTACGTTAATCCAAGCAGTTATGTTCTGCCAATGGTTACGCAGTATTGCAGAGGGGAAGGTAGTACATGAGGTTTTGGTAGCGCACAAGCAGGACAGTGTAGGTTATTTGTACAATATGGCGAAGCGTTATTTTGATTTATTACCTGAGAGTATCCGGCCTAAGTTAAAGTATTCGAGTAGGAAAGAGCTTGTAATGGACGGGTTGGGGAGCAGTATCTTTGTTGCTTCAGCTGAAGGTAGTGGAGTAGGGGTAGCCGGTGGGTTTAGTATGCTGCACCTATCTGAGTTTGCACGGTATCAGGATGCGGAAGGGTTCATGAACGGGATTATGCCGACTATTCCTGACAACGATCCTGAGAGTATGGTGGTGTTAGAGAGTACTGCCTGGGGCAGTGGGAACCTGTTTCACAAGTATTGGTTACAGAGTCGTGAGAAAGAGGCGAGTGGTACGGGATACTACACACCGTTATTTTTCGCTTGGCACGACCATCCTGTGTACAAACGCACGTTACCGAAGAAAGGGCTTTATTTGAGTAAAGACGAACGTGTTATGAAGGAGCGGTATAGTTTGGTTGACGAGCAGATTTACTGGTACAGGCGGACGTTAAAGGACAAGTTTGGCGGTGATGAAGTAGCTATGCACGAGAATTTCCCGTCAAATCCTGAAGAGGCGTTCATCGAAAGTGGCCGTCCTGTATTCCATACCGCTACCTTAAACGATGTGTTTACTAAGTGTCCTGAAGAGCCTAAAGACCGTGGTAGTTTGGTTGATACGGGTGAGTTTATTGAGTTTAGGAGTGATTCACACGGGGACCTACAGATCTGGCGGTTTCCTGAAGAGGGTAGAAGGTATGTTATCGGGGTAGATTCAGCTGAATGTGCTACCGCCAAGAGTGATTTTTGTGCTGCTACTGTCTTAGATTTGGACAGTTTTGAGCAGGTAGCTGTTATTCACGGACGGTATCCACCGGAAGAGTATGTGTACTCGATATTTCATTTAGGGAGTTTTTACAATAATGCGTTACTGGCACCTGAGAGGAACAGTAGCGGAATAATCATAGCAGAAGAGTTGTTGTACCGGTTGCATTATCCGAACCTGTATATGAGCGAGCGTTACGATGGTATCCAGCGGATAGTTACGCAGAAGATCGGCTGGGAAATGACGAGCATAACCAAGAGTGAAATGATCGTTTCAACGAATACGGCTTTACGGGAGCGGAGGTTGAAGGTAAACCACCGTGAAACGGTCAAGCAAATGCTCATGTATCGTTATGACGAGAGGGGTCGGGCAGGGGCACCTATCGGGGAGAAAGACGATCTAGTCGTGAGTGTATGTATAGCGTGCGTAATCGGCAAGCGTATCCCAGTTAGGCGAAGCCCGTACAGGAACAAGAAGTTCGGGACTGGCAGGAGTTACAAAGAGCGGCTTGAACGTAGGAGAAAGAACCTCACGCCTATGGAGAGAGCTGGAGTGAGGGCAGGATAATATGCCGCATAGCGCACATAAATCTTTGGTTAAAGCTGCACGGAAAAAGGGATTAAAAGGAGATCGTGCAAAGGCATTTGTATTCGGGACTTTACGGAAGATAGAGGATCTAAAGAAACCAAGCATAAGCGATATTTTAGGGGTTAAGAAGAAAACCAGGAGGTAGTTTATGGCAGTAAGAATAGCTAATCGAAACATATACGAGCAAGGGCGACAAGAACAGATACGGCGGTTACAGGGTGGCGGTGACGTAGGTACTTTAAGATTCACTCCTGGTAACGAGACAGTTACTCCTTTTATTACTACTACGCCAACAAATACTACTCCTACTACAGGTTTTAAGGTTCCTGGGGTTAGCTATACTACTGATGCTGAAGGGAACCTGATTCCACAGCTTCAATTTGGTAATCGGTTTATAAACGTTGCTGATTTTCAAAAGGCTATATGGAAGAATGTGTTTCCACCGTATTCTTCGTCTAGCAATCCTTACGGCTATAGCAACCCTTACAGAACTAGTCCTTACCAACGATATTCAATCCCTTGGTCGTCATTATATGGCGGTGGATATACCTCACCGTATGGTGGAGGCACTACTACTAGCGGCAGACAACCTAGTACAGCTGAGTTACAGCAAGGAACTCAAGGCCAACGTGCTGGTGGCGGTATATATTCATCCTTCGGCCCGATTTGGCGTAGTGCGTTAGCGAAACTATATCAAGGTAATCCAATGCAGTTATGGGGACGTTTATATAATGCACGGCAACAGGATCCGTATATGTTCACTCAATATCCCAGTAGCGGTTATCGGTATGGGTCAAGTAATCCGTATGGTAGTTATGCCAGCCCGTATGGTGGTGGAAGCAGCCCGTATGGTGGCGGTAATTTGGGGCCTAATCCTGGAAATACTTCTTTAGATATTCGTAATAACATTATGGCTTTAAATAGAGGTGGATACGGTGGTGGATACAGTACTCCGCTTGGGTGGAAAATACCAGGATATCTTTAGGGGATTCTAATGCACTTTACAGTCGTACCAAACGGTGATGGTAAATACGCAATCATGAATGAGTTTGGTCAGCGTATGAGGGTGTTTGATACGGTGAATGAAGCTTATACAAACTTAAAAAAATTCAATGCCAGGCAATACATGGAGGATAAAGGTTCCGCACAACCCCAAGGAGTAGTGGATAATGACAAAACCGATTTATTCTAAGTTAGACAAAGAAGATTTAATGGATATTGCTCGTAAAGTATGGAGTGCGAACGAGATTGCCCTGACTAGTGCCAGCCGTAAAGAGTTAGAAGACGATATTAAAGACAACCGTGAGAAGGTTTATGACAAAGATTTAGGGAATGTAACGTTTCCTTATCCCAATGCTTCCAATCTCAATATCCCTACCTCAATGACAGATGTGCGTGCTTATGTGGCAAGGTTTACCAACATAATCGTTGCTTCAACTCCCCTGGTTGTGATTGATAGCGACCAACTAGATTATGAGTTTAAGAACAAGTTAGAGAAACAATTCACAAAGCTGGCGCATACTAAGTTGGATATCCCCAATTTCCTTTCGGACTATTTTCACACATACCTGATTGACGGGATAGTGGGAATTAGAGTGGTTAAGGAGAAGGGATACAGGCCAGTTAAAGAATACCGTACATACACCGAATGGGTTATGGACGAAGAATATACAGAGAAGTACCAGAAGATAATTAACGAACAGTACACGGAAGAAGACATAGCTGGGTTTACCGCTGATACCGAGATAGGGTTAACGTTCCACAAGATTAACGAGGGTACGAGCGTAAAGTATTTAACTTTAGATGAAATTATCTTCCCTGAAGATACAGAAGAGCGTGAACAAGAAAAGGCAGAATTTATTACTTATCGTAAATTTATGAGTTTAGATGATGTTAAACGTGCTGTTAAAGCTGAATATTACGATAAAGATGCTTATGAGAAAGTTGAACTTCACTATAACAAGGGTGGTTACGTTAAAGACGATTTTGCGATTGAGCAAAATAGATTAACCACACTTGATACCTCCAACGTGGGGGATATATCTAAACAACGGGCAAAACTAGAGGTTTGGGAATGTTACTGTTACTACGATATTAACAATGACGGATTTGATGAGTTGTGTATCGTTGAAATTGACCGTCGTACAAAGACAGTGTTTCGGTGTCAGGAGTTTTCGGATATTGAACGCCCAATTCAAATCCATTCTTTTGACACTGAAACTAAACTTTTAGTTAATACCCGTAGTTATGTGCATTATATAACTTCAATACACGATGCAGTAAATAGTTTTGTTAATGGCAGGATTAATAATATTACTCTTCAGAACGGTATGATGGGTACGTTCAGGGAAGGTAGTGGGTTTGATCCTGACGAACAGGTACTTGCTCCTGGTGTAATGATACCTCGCCAGGGAGAAAACGATATTACCCTGCTTAAACCGCCTGAGATGAGCCAAAGCTCAGTAGCTCAGGAACAAATGCTCAATGCCTATCGACAATCTTTCTCGGGACTTCTAGACCAAACCATGCCTAGTCAGAGCAATGTCCTCAAACACCGAACCTATCGTGGTATAGCAACGGTTATCGGGCAGGGTAATTTAATTATTCAGTACATGCTAGAAACACTTAAACCGAAACTGAACCAGATATTTAATCTCCTCTTTAAGTACGCTCTTGATGCCGGTGGGCTCAGAGTAGACGTTAATATAAATATTCTTAATGCCGCTAGGGAAATGAAACAGCAGGCTGTACAGGCAATGCTAGGTACGTTCCTGGCGTTCCCTGAAGTACAGCAGAATTACCAAGGTCGCAGACACCTAGCGAAGATGTTTTGGGAAACGTTTGGATTACCTGGATTTGACATTGTGTTTCCTGCACAACAACAACAATCGCCTGGGGCACAACCGCCTGATTTAGGGATGATAAACAATCCTGAAGCTGCACTACAACCTAGAGCCGGTGGCGAATCACCAATACCGAGCCAGCAACAGGCAAGGAGATCGTTTCAAACACCTTCACCACTACCAAGATAGGAGGGTAAATGTTTCACAAATATTCAGATAGGTTCTTGGAATACCTACAAGGAAAACTAACTAAAACCAAGAAGGACAAGTTACCGCCAGAACAAAGACTAAGAGAGATCCAAAAAGAGTTCGCTGCATTATTGAGATTAGGGAAACACGCTGATTGGGAGGTATACGAAGACATTCTGATACGAGGTTATTTGCAAGCATGGAGTGAATTTGCGTACCAGCCTAGTTGGGGTGACTATCTTAAATTGCAATCGAAAGTAGAAACATACGAACACATACTGAAGACGTTTGATAGAGCAGGAGAAAAACTACAAAAACTGGAGGGGAAGCATGGACGAAACAAAGAAAGAGACCTTGAAGACGAAATTATCTGAAAAGGAGAAAGCAGCCCGTGCTGAAATGGCGGATAAAATGGTTCACCTGTGGGAAACAGGGTTTACGGGAAATATAACTATCAACTGTAAACACGGAGTACCCATGAACTATAACGTTAACTATACGGGCTATCAACGCAGACCATTAACAAAAGAGATTGAAGACTTAAAAAAACAACTAAATCAGAGTTACAAGGAGGATTAAATGAGTCCTGAAGCGATAGAAAAACAAAACGTGAAAGAAGAGCCACTTGAAGTGGATGTTTTTGATGAAGGGGCTAAACTACCAGATCCAGCCCAAGAAGAAGAGAAACCGAAATCCCCTGAACCAGAAATAGACGATTTGGATTCTGTAGGCGATTTAAACGATTTGTTTCCAGAAGATATGGCGGAGGAGAAGAAAGAAGAAGTACCTCTACCGCCAAAACCGGAAGAGCCGAAAGAAGAGGAACCAGAAGAGGAGTTACCGCCAGAACCGGAGAAGGAACAGCCGCCAGCGCAACCGCCACAACAGCAGTTGAGCATGGATGAGGCGAATAAGAAGTTCCTTAACGATCTGGCAAATAATCCGCTTCAGACAATACAGCAGGCGGTTGATTACATGATGTACCAACGCCGTAACGAGCTTACTGCTGAGGTTATGAAGGAAATGCGTAAAGCGTCTAATGTGCGTAATTATGAAGCGGCACGGATACGCAAAGAGTTTTCTGATAAACACACAGATTTTAAAACACTCAAAAAAGACATGGCTGAGTTATGGGACAACATGAGTGCTAATGACCGATCTAATTTTGACATGAACAGTAGAGCTGGCTTTGAAGCTTTGTATTGGAGAGCAAAAGCAGAGAAATCTAAGAAGACTGTACCAACAGCGAAACTCGCTAGTAGCCCTTCAGGTAGTGCTGCTAGTACGAAGACGAAAACACTAACACAAAGGCAGAGGGATTTGGCTCGTAAAGCCAACATGACTGAGGAAGAATACATGAGGTTAATGTAGGAGGGGATTTATGGCAGACGAACAGGTAGAAGTAAAAATTGAACAAATAGAAGACCACTGGGAAGACCAGTCAAAGGTTATTGGAGATCCAGACAAATACTACGAATGGGCTCTGGAGAATGACAAGACCGCTATGGCAGGGGTCATAAAGAAAGGGTTTCAGAAAACTACTGACCCTAAAGTAAGAGCACCGTACGGAAAACGAAGAGAAGACGGTACGATAGTAAGACAGCAGTATTATGAAACTTTGGTGTTGATTGAGATGCCGAAGAAAATGAGGGCCGCTATAGAACAAAAAAAGGCCGAGTTAGCTGAGAAACGGAATCTAACACCAGTACCCGAGGCGAGAGGGGTCAAACAAACGATCCGCAAAGTAAGGAAACAGAAAAAGGCCAAGTAAGGGAGGATTATAATGCCAGACAGACCAAATGGTTTTAGTCTTATGGAGAACGAGAAGTATACGATTAAACGCTTTGAGGTTCAGGGCGATGAAGCACTTACAGTCGCTCCTGGCGATTGCGTTGACCAGGATGGGGACGGTTACGTTGCCCGTGCTGCTGCTAATGCCGGTGTGACCGTAGTTGGCGTTGTAACGAATTGTTATAACTCTAGCATGGTAGCGCAGAAGTCTTTAGCTGCTAGTACAGCAGGATTTGTTGATGTAGCGCTTGCATTACCTGGAACACGGTTTATTGTTCAGGGTAACGGTACAGATGCGTTGGCAAATATTGGTGCTACAGCCAATCATGTTGATGGTGCTGCTGATACATTTAGGGGTAGATCCATTCAGGAACTTAACAGCAGTGACTATGGTTCAGGATTACAACTGCGTGTATTAGGCAGAGTAGATGCTGTTGATAATGCGTGGGGAAGTAACACTGACATGGTTGTTGTATTTAACGAATCTATCTTCGCTGGCGATCAAGCGAGTGTCTAAGTAAAGGAGGAATGACTCATGGCTATAACACTAACGACCATTGCGGATGAGCTTAGTCCGATCGTCAAGCGTGGTTATGCAGAAGGAGCAAAGGCTTACAGCCCAGTTTATGACAAGTTTATGAATGTGGAGAGTTCCGCAGATTATTATTGGGAAGAACTGGAAGCTGGCGGCATAGGGTATTTACAGCAGATTGGTGAACTTGAAGACGTACCGACCGCTGATTTCACATACGGTAGCACGAAACAGTATGTGGCAACTGGCAGAGGGTTGTCTATCGTAGTTGGCCGGCAAACCTGGAAATACCAGAGATTGGGAATTGTTTCCCAAAGTTCCAAAATGCTGGGTATGGCAGTTAAGAAGACTGTTGATGAAGATTGCACAGCATTGTTCAACGATGGAGATGATACTTATACCACTCCAGACGGATTGTTCATTTTTGATACCGCACATATTAACCTCTATGGCGGTACTTACGATAACATTCCTGGTGCGGCAAGTGCATTGAGTATTAGTGCGGTTAATAACGCATACTATCTGATGAGCACAACTCTGAGACATGATGTTGCTCCTGGTGGAAACCAGCCGAAATATATCATGTTTCATCCTAACAAGGCGTCAGTAGTACATGCGATTCTTAAAAGCGCACAGATCCCTGGTTCCGCTAACAACGACAGCAACTTCATGTTCAACAGATTGATTCCGATTGAGAACAATCTTCTGAATAACATTAACAGTTGGTATTTGCTGAGTGACAAAGCGGATCACAGGATGAAACTTGTATGGTTTATGAAACCTAAAATGAGCCGGTGGACACAAGATAGTAATAAGTCTATCCACTTTGATGTGGTGACGGATTATGATCGTGGTGCTACCAGTGGCTTGGGCCTATGGGGCGAATACGCAGCTGCCTAACGATAGAGATATCAAGGAGGGATAAGGTATGAAAAAAGTTCTATTTATCGCATTCCTTATTTCTGTCTTAGGAGTAGGGTTTGTGTTGTACGCCGCAATAGGCGATAGATTCACCATAACGGATGAAGGCGGTGCTGATGATGTGTTTCGGGTAAACAGTAGTGGCGTGGTTGTGCTAGACAACGGTGAGAGCATTGATAACTCTACCGATGGCACGATTTCGTTTACTGATGGCACGAACACATTATGGTCAATCGTTGATACTGGCACTACAGGTGATTTGTCGGGGATTCGTAAAGTTATCTTTGATAACGGAGAAGAGATCGAGAACATTACTGATGGTGATCTAGCGTTCACAGACGGCACCAACGATTTGATGATTCTCCGTGATACTGGCACTTCAGCTGATTTGGTTGGACTCAGTATTGTTGAGATGATTAATGGTGAAACGATGGAGAATGACGTAGATGGTCAGATTAATTTCACTGATGGCACGAATACTTTAATGCAGATTATTGATGGCGGTACGAGCGGTTCGATTAACGTTACCGGTATTGATAATGGTGACGCCAACATTGCTAATGTAGGTCAGATTGCTCTCGATTCACTTGATGCTGATGGTTCAGACATTTCCATTGGTGATGGTGATGAAACCTTAACAGTTAATTCATCTGATTGGGATATTGACCCTTCTGGTATTGTTACCGGGGTAGGTGATATTACTTCAGATGGAGTGATTCAGGGAGCTGGTTTCAGGATGACTGGTGGTGAAGCAATTACCGCAAGTACAATTTTAGTTAGTTCTGATAGTGGTAATTTGTTTGCGGTTACTGCAAATGGAGTAACAATGACGTTGCCTGAAGGAGTTACAGCCGGCAATGTTTACACTATTGTTGCTTTTACTAGCAGCCAAGTGAACATTGATCCTACCGGGACAGACACGATTATCTATTCTCCTAGCGGCAATTCTTTAGCCGGTGGAGATAGATTGCTGAGTGCTGCTAGCGCTACAGGGACTTCAGTAACTTTGGCTTGTGACGGTAATGGTGGCTGGTTTGTAACAGCGATTAATGGTACTTGGACAGACAACGACTAAAACTGATTTTGTGAGAGAGTTAAACGGGGGAGGGGTGAAATAATGCCTCTCCCCCAAGGATGGTGGATAATGAAAAAGAATACCACATGGTTAGTAATATCGGTCTTTCTCATAGCGTTTTTTGGGTATATGTACCCGAAATTCTTTCAAATACGAGCAGCTAAAGAGGTATGGATACTGTTTGTGTTCTTCATGGTAGCAGCTTGCTGGATAAAGAACTGGTGGTTGAGATTGTTCTTCTTGGCTTGTACGGTTACAGCATTCATACACCATACAGCCCCAGTATACTTCAGCTTTTTTAAAGTAGCTTGCGGTATGGGGATATTATGCTTGCTTGTTCAATCTTTGAACAATAAACGATTATCACCGATTTTGAACATGCTTTGTGTGATTGCGTTATTAAATGCGTTGTATGCTTGGGGTCAGTTCTTTGACTTTGACCCGATATACCACCCGTACAAGAACAATACGGATAACCTGACATTCACACGCAAGATAGTAGTGGGGTTCATGCACAATCCTAATCACCTGTCAGCACTCATAGGGATATGTTTACCGTGTTTTTTCAGGCGTAAATGGTGGGTATTAATACCGGTGGTTCTTTCAGCCCTGTTCCTAAAGAACTGGACAGTGTGCCATACCAGAGGGGGAATGTTACTTGCAGCGTTTACACTTGCTTATTTCCTGTTCTTTTATTTGGATAGTTTCAAAGAGATAGATACGTTCTGGTTACTATTGTTTTTTGTTATCTTGGGGATGAATATTGTTTATGTGTTGTACAGGTGGAAAGGAGCGCAGGGCAGGTTGGTTTGGTGGGAGAAAATAGTAAAGAATATGAGTCAGGCAGCTTGGTTTAAGGGTTATGGATTAGGGAATTTTAAGGTTTTGAGGCCGGTAGGCAACAGGGTTTTAGAAGCGCATAACGAATATTTTCAAATACTTTATGAATCAGGAATGTTTAGCTTATTAGCTGTGATAGGGTATATCGCAGATTCTATATATAAATTTATTAAGATGAAGAAGACACAAGAAACACTAATAATATTTTGTGTTCTTTGCTGTGTAGCAATTAACTGTTTAACTAATTTCACGTTTCATATGCCACACCTGATGATAATTGCGCTCTTAGCGATAGCAATGTGGGAAGTGGTTAAAAAGGAGGTAGCAAATGGCTAGAGTTGGTGGAAATATTACGATATTTAGTGCGGAGTTGGTTAATGGTACTGGGGCGGTAAGAAGCGATTCAATCGATATTGGTTCTCATGGAACTAATTTCGGGATTGCGATTGTGGCTACTTCTGTTCTGGGAACCCCTGACCTGCTGGTGCAGTATGAGCAGAGTTTCACAAGACCCACAACTGAAGGTTCAGCGGATACAAACTACGTTATTCCTGACGGTGCACCGGATATTGTAACTAACCTTACCCAGGAAACATATTTCATTACCAGTGTTAGTGCTGTGCCGATGAACTATATCCGTATACTTATCACCGGACAGGCAGGAAATCAAACGGATACTTTAGTCACCGCTTACTTTTACAGAATGGAAGATGCGTAAAAAGGAGGAATCATGGGATGGGAAGGCGAAGATACTGTTTATACGACTGTACTAAAGGGGAAACCTAATCCTTCTACAATAGCGAAGTACAACGCTGAATTAGGGAAGATCAAAGCTGATATTCTTTCGTTAGGTAAAAAGAAGGAAGCATTGATTGCGGCACTTGAACAGAACAAGGCTGAAGCGGCAGATGATATTACTGCTGCTAAAGCTGAGAAGATTAAAGCTATTAGTGAGATGAATAAGATCAAAGCTGAACTCAAAAAAAAGGAGCAGGTTAAAGAGGAAATGGAAGCTGAACTCAATCAAGCACAAGCTGATGCAGATACCAGATTGGTGGATTTGCGTAAACGTGAAGCTAGTTTGAAGAAACTGGATCAATCGTTGCAGAACAAGGCAACCGGTATCAGGGAAGCAGAAGCGAAAGCAAAGGCTACTCAGATAGCGATACAGAAAGAACTCAAGGAACTAGCGGTAGCCAGAGCCAGGGATGAAGAAACCTTGGATGAACTAGACGAACGCAGAGCGTTAGTAAGGGATATGGAAGCTACCCTGACAGAATCAGCCAATGCGATTAACGAAAGGGAAGATTTACTTAAAGCCGATAGGCTCTTAGTGGAGCAGCAGATTAGTATTTACGAACGGAAAGATAAGGCATTAAAGAAACAAGAAGCTGAAGTAAACATGAAAAATGTTCAGGCAGAGAAATTGATTGCTAACAGCAAGACTACTTTGGAGAAAGGTAAAGAGTTAATGGAGCAGATGAAGGATAAAGAGCGTATGTTAGCGAGTAAACAACAAGCATTGAATTTACAGGCAAAAGATTTAAGAGAGTATAGTAAAACCCTTGATGCAAGGGAGAGGGCGTTAAAGAATGGATGAGCATGTAAGGCAACTAGCAAATCTTCTTGGAGTATTGATTAATCCTGCTACGGAAGAGAAGCAGGATGATAGTATTGCCAATCAGACAGACGGTACGCAAAAGACCCAGATTACTGATGGGGTGAATGACGTTGAAGTAGAAACCTTAACGGATAGCACACATGACCTTGACGGTAAGAAAGGGATAGTAACGGCAAGTGCTATTTACGGTCGTCGTGATGATGATGATGCCAGACCAATAGAGATGGATGCCGCTACTCACGCTATTGAAACGATTGAATATGAACACCATGAAATACATAGCGGTAATGCTTTTGTAGTATGTTTTGAGAACCAATGTACAAATACTGGTGAACAATCTGTTGTTGCGTTCAATACTCCTGACACAACAAAATGGATTCACATAGTGGCTACTGGATTTTGCACTTCTTTAACCAGACTTGAGATATTAGAAAATCCTACTATTGATAATGATGAGGGAACGCAAATAACGCCCTATAATAGAGACAGGAATAGCAATACTTTAAGTGAAGTTACTTCTGTTCAAGCCGCTCCTGTATCTAATAATGTTACTACGTTTAATGAAGCACAAGCGGCTGGTGCTAATATAACCGGGACAGTAATAGCTTCAGTTATTATAGGCTCTTCTGGCGGTTTTTTGGGTATAGGTCAGGCTGGAGGAGCGGCATCAGGGAGATATGAGTTTCTATTAGAACAAAATCAGCAATATGCGTTTAGAGCCACTAGTTTAGACAATAACGATAATTACCATGTAATAGAATTGAATTGGTATGAACATACGAACAAGAGTTAATTAAGGAGGGTTAGATGAAGAAGGTTTTGGCTATCGTAACGGGGATTGTACTAATCAGTGGTTCTGCTTTCTGTTGGGAAGCTGGATGGGAGCAGGCGAAACGTTTCAACTACCTTAAAGTAGGCGGTGGGTACGGACAGACCGGCTGCGACATTGACGGGGATGGCGGTATTCAGACAGATAATGGCGTTACTGCTGACAGTGTTGAAATTGGTGGTGGATATGGAGACACTGGTATTAGCCTCACCAGAGAAGGTGATGTAAGTTTGAATGGCGATCTCGTTGTTGATGGTACGACCACAATCTCCTTAGCCCAAAACTTAGAAGCGGCTTTAACCGTTGATGTAGATGCTGATGAAGCATTACTTATTCGTCAGAACGGTGATGCTGGTGACATATTGATTGTTGACACAAATAACAGTATCGTAAATATTCCAGATGATGTACTTCTCGCATGTGGCGATAGTGACGATAGTAGTTTTGCGTTTAATACAGCACAGACGGTAGATTCGCTGTTTTTAACGTTAGCCACTGCTAGTAGACATTTAACAATTTGTGAAGCAGGGGATCAGAGTACAAATTTCGCACATACACAATCTACAAATCCGACTTTATTTATCCAATCATCAGATCAGGCGACTGTAGCAGATTGGCTTGCTTTTACTCACAATCAAACTAATGGTGTAATTACAACAGGCGCAGGTGACATTACGTTTGACCCTAATGGGGGGGTAGTAACATTGTCCGGGATAACTGATAGTTTTAAATCAAATATACTTCAGACTGTTTCCGCTGGTGCTCTTTCTGTAGAGGGTAATGTAGCGGATGGCGGTGGAGTGGCTGGAGTACAAATTGGAAATGAAACTAGTTTAACAACAGCAGGTGATAAGATATTGAGTTTATATCCTGATGGGCTTACAACAGAGGTTGCATATTTTGATTATTTAGGTGGATTGATTATAGCTCAAGGAGCTGGTACTGGTACACCAATAGCATTTAGCGTTACAGGAGGCGCACATACGGCTTTAACAGCGGCTACAGAAGTAACTGGAGTTACTTTTGATTTTTCCGCTAATAAGACATGGGCGTCTGGTGCTGGGCCGTTAGCCACGCAACGTGAAATAGAGTTCTTACGTCCAACCTACATTGGTGATGCAGGTGGTGCATTAACGATAACAGATGCGGCTACGGTTTATATTGATAACGCTCCGGCAGCTGGTGCTAATATGACGCTTACTAACGCTTATGCTATGTGGGTAGATGATGGCAGTTGTCGTTTTGATGGTAATGTTCTAGTTGACGGAACTATTGATACAGTTACAGCTACAGCTTTGAATGTTGGTACAGCGACACAAACAGCGTTAACTCTTGGTAGATCAGGGGTTAATACAACAATTGATAGTGTTTTAATCTTAAATAATTCTACTGTTTCTTGGTCAGCGAGTGCTTCAGCTCCAAGTGTTTCACAAGGTACTAGGTCGGGAGATCAAGCAACTAGTAATATGACATTGGTTGCACAAACTGCCTATCAGGATGCTTCTGATACAACTAATGATGATGGTGGCACATTGGTTCTACAAGGCGGTGACGCTAACCTATTGGAAACGGTAGGCGGTGATGGCGGTAATGTAGTGTTACAGCCTGGAAACAACGATACTGGCGGTAATGGAGATGATGGTTCTGTATATGTTTATTGCCCCGGTAAGACAATTGGCTCTGACCCTGATTACATAGAAAGTTATCACGATGACACAAACGCATACATTACGACTGGTGTAGGTGATTTAAACATATCAGCTGTTGCCGGAAGTGGTGTAAGTATTAATAATCTATTAGCTGGTAAGATTGACATGCCTGACGATAGTTACTCTATCTCAATGGACGTACCGTCAACTACCACTGCTTCAAGTGGTGATGATGTAGGATATTCTTTTGCGGTAGATGGATTCCCTGTATTTGATGTAATTGCTGATGCCGATGGTGACGGTTCTGTTACGGACGATGGTGTGCAGTTACATGGAGCGTTCTGGGCTGCTCCTGTGACATATAGCATGGCAGCAGGTACAGCAATTACTACCGATAGCGTTTCTATCAGGGTATATGGTTCTGGTGCTGCAACCACGCTTACTGGTACGCCTACGTTG